ATTTGGATATTTTACACCCATTACTTCTGCAAAGTTATTGCCTAACTGCCAAGCAAGACTTTTGTCTACTTTTTTGTTTTTCCAACTGGCACTAAATAGTGCTTCTTGTTCTGTGTCAGTGTAACTGGCAATTCTTTCTGCTACTGTGGTTTTTGATTCTGATTCTATTTTCTTCCACATGTTAGGTTGTAGTGCATCAGTGTTAGTTTGCACACCTACATCACCTTCTGTTATACCACAGTCAGAAATATGTTTCATTATGTTTATCATGGTCCACAAACTGGCAATACTGGCATTTCTACATGCATTACCCAATGCATTGTTATGTCCACCGTGTTTGTTGGTTATATCATGAGGTTTTTGATGTTGATAGTTGTAAGTCCAGTCTTTGCATATATCTAATATGAGACCAAGCTCTTCTACTATTTGTTGTTTTTGTTTTTTTGTAAATTGTATACTGTTGATATCCAAATTTTGGATTTCTCTGTATAATTTGATGTCTTTAATCATGTTCTACTTCCTTTATTTTATGTTTACGCCATTTTCTGTTAGAGTGAGCTCCAATCCTCTAACTCAATATCAGTATTAGCCTTATACTGTACATTGCAGTTTTATTTATCAAATATACCAATATTATACAATAAAACAGGCTGAAATATTTCAAATTTAGGAGTTTTTATGGCTCAATATAAGACTCTAGAAGAGTTTGTATCCAGTTTACATCCGCTGTATGAAAGATATTACGCGGACTGGCAATTAGCATTTAAAAGTTACATAGGCGGTGTTGAATACAGACACGGTAAATATCTAAGAGCCTATGAAACAGATACGGAAACTCCATCAGAGACAATCAGAACCTATGACATGGATTCAACAGGAACTGTCACAGGTACGCACAAAAGTTTTGTAAGTTATAGTGCTACATCAAATGACGCAGACAGAGGCGTTGGTGATTATGAAGGCACATTTTATTGGGAAAAACTACAAAACACCCCATTATTTCCTTACGTGAGATTATATTGTTCAGAATGGAACGCCATGCTGTTCAATAGCCCACCTCACAGACAAACCCCAGACAGACCTGAACTAAACAGATTCTTAATGAATGCAAATGGTGAAGGTTCAAGCATAAATGAATTCATGAGTGAGTTAGACTTACTGACATCAGTGTATGGTGTTATGTGGGTGAGTTGTGTTAAGTACACAGACTCAGAATACCCTCTGTTCAAAATGCACACACCACTAGAAGTGTTGAACTGGGAATATGCATATGATGGTGCTGGTAACTTGGTGTTGAAAAAATTACTAATTCAACTCACAGACAATGATGAAGTAACAATATACAGATACTTCACACCAGAAACCATTGAAACCATATATGCACCAAAAGACAGTGATGTTGAATTAGACATTGCAACAGATTTAGAGATCATTGATGAAGGTGACTTCATGAGAACTGTAACAGAAAATGAATTAGGTTACATTCCATGTATGCCAATATATCAAGGTACAAAAATATATAACGGTGTTGGACACACACCAACATTTGACATTGCACAAATACAACGTAGCATATACGGTGACTTTGGTGAACTGTATAGTGCAATAACATATGGTTCACATCCTGTGAACTTGGTAGATGAAAACACATCAGAACTAAATGACGGTAAGGTTGGTGCTGAGCCAGGTACAGTATTAAGGGTACCAGGATCAGTAGGCGGCACACCTAATTATGTTTATGAGTTTAAAGCACCACCAATGACAGGTGTAGAACAAATATCAAAATTGGTAGATCAAAAAATAGAAAAGATGAACCAAATTGCCATGATTAGAAGTGATGACTTGATCAAAGCATCACGTAGTGGAGTTCAAATTGAACAGTATGACAGCAAATTAGAAGCATTTGTTAGACGTAAAGCAGTACAATTAGAAAACTCAGAATACAACATGTGGCTTATGTGGTTTGATTGGATGAACGTTGAAGTACCAGAAGATTTTTCTATTTCATATAACAGACAGTATGGTAAACGTGCTATCAGTTATGAAATAGATGAAATAAACAACATGTTGAATTTGTATGATCAATTCAAAACACGTTTTGCTCACAATGAGGAAATAACAGAATTTGAAAATGCTGAAGTTTATGACAGTCAAGAACTAGCAGAAACTAGAGCAGTAGAATTAGGTGGAACAGGCTTCCACACACATCAAAGAGAAGACGGCAGTACAGTTTACATGCCTTTTGTTTCTCATGATGAATTAGTTCAAGCCTTACAGCAGGGTCTAGACTTAGACACTGAATATGAAGACATTGAGGATGGACTTAAGAAAAGAATAACACAACTGCTTAATGGCAGTTACAGTGAAAACAGTTTATAACAAATAATTACCCATACTCTGAGGGATAAAAAGGAGAACACATAATGAGTGATGTAAACACAGAAGTTGCAACTGAACCAAATGCACCAGTAACAGATGCTGTAGAATCTGAAGTTGTTGAATCCAAGACTGAAGCACCAGTTGTAGAAGTCAAGGAAGGCAAAACGTTTGTAGATGGTATAAGAGTTTATACCAGAGATGAAACAAACAAAATAGCGGCTAATGCCAGAACACAAGCAGAAAGCAAAGTGTTAGAGGACTTAGACGTTGACAGTTTTGACCAAGTCAAGAGTGTGATTACTGAACTGAGAACAGTTAGCTCAGACAGTGAACAACCAACATTGGACGTGCAGAGTTTAAGAGATACTGTAAAGAAAAGAGAGGCTTCACTGGAAGAACTACAAGGTCAAGTTCAAAAATTACAAACTGAATTGGTCCTAAAGGATCACATGAGTAACCTTCAAAATGCCATGCCAGCAGGATGGAGTGCAGATCAAAGAGATGCAGTAGTTGACCTCATGAAAGCACGTGGCATGATGCAGATCCAAGACCAAACTTTTGTAATCAAAAGTGGTGATGAATTTTTAACCACTGATGGTGAAAGACCAGATTACAAAGGCGCAGTGGAACTGGTAGGTAAAACATTAGGATTACCATTTGCCAAAAAAGGAATTGACAGCATAAACACTGATAAATCTGTTTCTGACAGCGGTACTGATAGCGGTAAAGCAGTTGATGAAAACAAATTAAAATCAGATAATGCATATAGAACTGCATGGATTCAGTATAGAAAACAGAATCCACAATTGCTTGGATCACAGGTAACTCACAAAAATGTGATGGATCTGATCAAAGCAAACAAAAACAAATAATTAAATATTGCATATAAAAGGAGAAATTTATGGCAACATTATCAGCAAACGTAAGTGCCTTATATGCGGACGTGGTAGCATCACTTGTACCTTATTATGAAGACCAAGTGTTATTACCTAATCCTCAATTTATGAGAAACTTTTATGATATTACTGGAACTAGTGGTAACACTATCAAGATTCCAGTTGTGAACGCTTACACAGACGGACAAGTTATTGCAGACGGTGCCAGCATATCAGCAAACGCATCAGCACAAAATGACTTTGTTCCAACAAGTGTTTCACTAACAATTTCCAAGAGAGCATCTTGGACAGACATTACTGAAGAAGCAATTGAAGACGGCGGTATTGGTCTAGTAAGACAACAAGTATTAGCACGTTTATCCGGTGGAATTAGTCAGGCATCAGATTTATCTGGTTTTTCTGAGATAGCAGGATCAGGCGCAACTAACTACGGTGAGGCTGGAGACGGCGTAGCAGTAGAAGTCAACGCAGTAATGGGCCCAGATTCATTAGCATATGGTGTTAAGAGAGAACCTACTGTAAACGTATGGTTTAACCCAGACACTGATACGCATGAATTCAGAGGCACAATCAGAAATGGTTTTAAAACCATTGCAAGTGATAGAATTGCTCTAGTAGCCGGTTCTAACACTATTGCTAGTGCGGCTAACGTAGCAACATTGGCTGACTTCCAGAAAGGTGTTAGTAACCTAAGAGCTTCTAACGTTCCTACTATGGATGGTAGCATGTATGCGGCTTTCATTGGTCCAGCAACAGAGTACGCTCTTGTTTCTGAACTAAACAACGTTGGTGCTAGTGGAATTGCACCTAAGTGACATTGGTAACCAAACTTTACTTACAAGTTTACTTGGAAGTGCTGTAGGTTCTATGTTCTTTAGAACTAACAACTTAACAACTAACGCAAACGCGGCGGCTGTTTAATAGGAGTTGGTAGATGGCATTTATTACAGACGCAGGTGGAAACGTACTCAGTTTTGCAGAATACACTGATGTAACAACTATTGACCAAAGAGTATTTGAAGCAAATGAAGGTCTAACGCAAGTTATTGTGGAAGACATGCTGGAAAGAAGTACGGATAGGATTATCCAGAAAATCAAAGCAAGTAGTTGGTGGAGAGATTACTCTAACATGATTGGTAGTGGTTTCAACAGTTTAGCAGAACTGCCTACACCCAATCCTAACTTGTTCAAAAGACAACCGGATTGGACTGATTGTTGCGTATTTCATACCTTAAGTCAGTACTTGTATCCTAAAATTGCCAACTTTGGAGACCCTGACAGTGAAGAAGTACAGAAAATGAAATACTTTGACACTAGGTTTGCAGACATATTTGAAGAACTGCTCAGCATGGGAGATTGGTATGATTCAGATGATGATGGTACCATTCAAGCAGATGAGAAGTTAGTCAAGTTTGCAGACACCAGAAGAACCAGAGGACGCAGAGCAATAGTAAGGGTTAAGTAATGGCTAAAAGAGATGATTTACTAACACAACTAACAACCAATCTATCAGGATCAAACGTTAGTGTCAGTCAAGAGCTACCATGGATTAGTGGTAGTGAACCTCTTTATGTTACAAACAAGAAAAAGTTGTATGTAGATGAAGAGCAGAGAATTGAAGACACTCTTTTTGTTTGTCTTGATGGAAAGGAAATTGTGAGTAACGTTAGCACAATCAACGCCTTCTTACAAGTAGATGCTAAAAATCAACCTGGAGATATATCAAATGTGGTCTCTAATGTGTTGAATGCAAAAAGTGTTATCACTAATGTGATCAACCATCAAAGTGATGTAGTTACTGAAATTGACAGTGATGCCATTACTTACACATTTGAATTTAGGTTTACAAACCAGTAAACCCACAGTAACTTAAGGAGAAAATAATGGCTGAAATGAATTTGACAGCAGGAAATATAGGTGTTTTAACTCTAGCAAATGCAGATGCAGATGCTAACGTGTTAAATGCCGCGGCTCTTACTGTGCCCTTTATCCAGGATCTAACGTTGGACACAACTGCAGGCACTCAAACATATAATGTGCTTGATAACTCTGCAGGTAAAACGTTTACAACTACCAACACTAACTCTATTACATTAAACATGTTAGTAGATGAAGAAACATTCTTTGGTGACGGTTCCAATGCTGAGAGAGTAGCAAACGTAGGTTTACTAGGCTCAAGCATAAACAAAGACAAAGTTTATTTTGAACTGAGTTTTGAAGGAGCAACTGCCGGAGCAAGAAGTGTTACAGGTAGTGGTTTTATTTCTGGATTAGCGCCAGTTCTGAACATGGACAATGCAGTTATTGTATCACCTATGACTATTGTTATAGATGGACAAATAACAAGCACCACTGTGTAATCAGTAAAAAACTTAGAGTAGGGCCTTGTGCCCTACTCACTTTATGAGGATTAGATATGCAACATAAATTTTTAAGATTATTTGTAGATGATGTTTGGACAGGACCAGCAGATAGAACAATATGGGTAGACGGTGTGGAATATGACATGGATCAATATGCCAAAGACCACGGAATTGAGCTACCAGATGCTAAAAAAAGCAAAAAACAAATAAATAAAGTAGAAGAACACAATGCAGATATGGACAGAACAGGAGACACTTCAGATACTGAAGAGTCTTGAAGAAGAACTTGCTAAAGCACAAAGAGAAAATTTGTGTGCTGAAGCAGATATAAAAAAACAAGGTAATAGAGTGAGATTTTGTCTCAGTGCTATTCACCATTTAAAACAAAGATATAAAGAATCAGGAGATTTGTAGATATGGACTTAAAAGAATTAAGCAAAAAACCCCAACTAATAGAATTAGTTATAGATGATAAAAAAATTGTTGACAAGTATGGAGACAGTTTGACTTTTTTCATTTATGACAGACAACCACTTGACCTTTACGGCAAACTTTCTAAAATGACAGATGATGATTTTGAAAACATGAATGATGTTTTCCAAGATCTCATATTGGACAAAGACGGAAATAAAATCATGGATGAGAACAATGTTTTACCATTGGATGTCACCATGGCGGCTGTAACGCAAGTTGGTGAAAGACTGGGAAAGTTGTAAGTCATCAAGTAGACATAAAAGATAACACTACAAATTATTTGTTATTACTTGATGCAATGGCAGAACGTTATGGATGTTTGCCAAGTGAAGTGTTAGCAAGAGGTGATACTTTTGATTTAACTTGTTTTGATGTTGCTGTTACATACAGACAGTATCAAGCAAACAAACAAAACCGTGCACCAAGTACTGACATGTATAAACAAGAAGATTTACAAAATATATTTGATAGTGTTAGAGAGAAGAAAACAAAATGAGTGTAACTGTTAAGAATAATACAGATAAATTTTTTACTAGATTAGTGGACTTGCCTGAGGATCTCATGCAACGTAGTTACACCTTCTTGAAATCAAAAACACCTATTCAAAGTGGTAATGCCAGAAAGAAAACAAAATTACAAAAAAAGAACAGAGTGATAAAAAGTAACTATGCTTATGCAGGTAGATTAGATGAAGGTTGGAGTGGTCAAGCACCAAAAGGTTTCACAGATCCTACCATGAAAGAAATGGATAAAATAGTTGACAATCTGTTGAGAGGACTATAATGGCTAAAAGTATAGAAGTTACACTTACCCTTAATGATAAAGGTTTTTCCAAAAAGGTTAGAAGTGCTAAAGGAGAAATTGACAAATTAGAAGTCAGCAGTAAAAAAGCAGGCGGTGGATTTGGCGGTTTAGTAGGCAAATTTGCAATAGTAGGTACAGCAGTTGCTGGCGTAGTAGGTGCATTCAAAGGCTTACAAGGTGCTCTAAATGTTAGTAAACAATTCCAAGATGTAGAAACAACCTTAGCAAACTTAACAGGTAGTGCCGCAAAAGGTAAAGCGGCATTAGACCAATTGATTGTTGCCGCTGAAGAGTTACCAATCAGTTTTGAAGAGTTAGCCAGTGCCCAACCGGCATTAGCAACTATTTCACCCACACTTGATGACCTAAAAAACAATACACAATTAGCGGCAGATATTGCTGGACAGTTTGGTATCTCATTTGAAGATGCGGCTGGACAGTTACAGAGAGCATTCAGTGGTGGTGCTGGAGCGGCAGACATATTCAGAGAAAAAGGTGTACTAAGTGCGGCTGGCTTTGAACAAGGTGTCAGTTACAGCATAGATGAAACCATTAGTAAATTAAAAGAGTTTGGTGGTGAGATAGAAGGTGCGGCTCAGACACTTAACCAAACACTAACAGGTTCAATATCACAGGCTGGTGACGCCTTTACATTGTTCCAAAAAGCAACTGGTGATGCAATAAGCATGTGCTTGTTGAATCATTTAGAGCAAACAAAGAAGCAATATTAGAGTTTGGTACTGCTATAGGCACAAACTTAGTAGAAGGTTTCTTTGCAGTTGGTAATGCTATTGCACTTATCATTGACATTGTTACCAGTTTAGGTAGAACATTTAAATCAATATTTGATGGTATCAAACAAGTAGTAGGGCCTTTCTTTAAAGAATTTTTTGAAATAGCAGTTAGAGTATTAGGCTTTATCATTGAACAAGTAGCCTACGTAGGTATTGCTTTTGGTGAACTGTTAGATTTATTACCAGGTGTAGATAGCACTGTAACAGACTTTTTCACAAACGTACAAAATGCGGCTAAGAATGCCAGAGAACAAGGACTTGATGTATTCTCAAATAGTGCTGAAGGATTATTTGGAGAATTCACAGGTGGTAGTACTGCGGCCAGAGATGCATTTAGTAAATTCACAGAACAAGTAAGAAGCAAAGCCAAAGAAGCCAGAGAGGCATCAGAAACAGCGGCAGAAGCCGCCAAAAAAGTAACTGGTGATGCAGTTATTGATATTGCTAGTGGATTTGGTAATGCTGGTGAGAAAACCAAGAAGTTTAGTGAACTGTTCAAAGAATTAAAAGAAGAATTTGAGGACATTGAGAGTTTTGAATTGTACAACTCAATGTTAGAAAGACTACAAACACTATTCAATGAAGGCAAACTGAGCACACTAGAATTCAAGAAAGCCAAAGAAGAACTTGACAAAGTGTTTATGGAAAACAATGAACTTTATGCAAGTTTTGGTAAAGCCATTGAAGGTATTGCAGGTGGTATCACAGACAGTTTAACAAATGCAATCATGGAAGGTGAAAGTCTCATAGATGGACTAAAAGACACATTCAAGAAAGCAGTAGCACAAATGATATCAGACAGTTTAAGACTGCAAATTATACAACCATTATTGCAAGGCATATTTGGTGGAAGTTTTGGACCAGGTGGATACACACCAGGTGGTGGCGGACTGTTGGGTAACTTCTTCCAAGGTATATTTGGTAGAGCTAGTGGTGGACCAATCATGAAAGGCAGACCATATGTGGTTGGAGAGCGGGGACCTGAGGTCATAGTTCCAGATATGGGTGGCAACGTTATACCTAACAATGCATTAGGTGGCGGTGCAGTCACGTACAACATAAACGCCGTAGACGCTAGAAGCTTCAAGCAACTGGTTGCGGAAGATCCCCAATTCATTTATAACGTAACCAGAGTAGGACAAAGGAGGCAACCCACATAATGGCTATACAAACAATTATAGATAACGCAACATTTATCACTGTAGATAAAAGAAAGGTTGCCAGTCAAATTATCACAAGAAGTGGTAGAGTAAAAACTGCTGAAGTAACAAATGCTGTGCCATACAGATTCACTGTAGGCATGCATGAAGCATTGTTATATGAAGACAACAGAGACTTATTAGAAGATTTAGATTCACTAGATGTTATCACAGAAGAACAAGTAGATATTGGTAGCACCAATAGTGCATTGGCATACATAACTGAACTCAAAGGGTCAGGCTTTACTGGAACTGTCACTGTAACCAGTGCTAGTGCGTCTAGCATAGTGTTAGACACCACGTTAGCATCAGGTTCAGGCACAGTGTTAAAGAAAGGTGATTTTATACAATTAGATACCAACTACAGATATCCATATCAAGTAACAGCAGATGTAACATGGAATGCAACCAGTGTCACAGTGCCTATTCACAGAAACTTTATTGAACAATCAGGTTATACAGTTAGTGGTAAAGGCATACTGTTAGGCACAGACGTAACTTGGAGAGTCAAAATGGTAAACAAACCAACTTACAGCATTGTGCCAGTAAGAAGAATAAATTTTGAAAATGATTTTGAGCTAGTGGAGATTATTGAGTAATGGCTACAACTATAACACCAGTTACCTTACCAAATATCAAACATTGCATGTTGATTGATTTACAATTAGACAGCAATGTGTATTATGTGAGTAATGCATGGAAACCTATCACATACAATTCAAACAGTTACAGTGAATTAGGTGCATTTTTAGGTGTTAGTGAATTTCAAGAAGATATCAAAACCACAAATGGTGATATCACAATAAGTTTAAGTGGCATACCTAGTGAAGGTGATTATGTTTCAGAAGTGTTAAACACAAAAATCAAAGGTGGTGAAGTAACCATATACAGAGCATTTGTGAATGATGACTACAGCATAGACAGTGGCAATGTGTATCAAAGATTCAAAGGTATTATCACTAACTTTAATATATCAGAAGAAACAGATATCATAGAAGGCACAAACACAAACCAAGTCAGTGTTAGTTGTGCCAGTATCAACACAATATTAGAAAACAAAATAGCAGGACAAAGAACTGCACCAGCAGATAGAAACAAATTCTTTCCAGGTGATACAACTTTTTATAGAATACCAGAACTACAAAATGTTGCATTTGACTTTGGTAGAGAATACACCGGCGGAGGCTCTTATGGAGGCGGAGGCGGTGGTGGCCGTGGTGGTGGTGGTAACCGTGGACGTGGCGGTGGCTACAACATATATGAAAGGTAAATCATGATTAGAACAGCAAATTTACAAGATTTTGACAGAATAATGGAAATGATGATAAACTTTGCCAACAGTTCACCATATTCAAGTCAACATAATCCACAATACAATGATCAATATGTGAGAAATTTGTTGTGTCAGTTTATAAAACAAGGTGTAATACTTGTTGGAGAAGTAAAAGGTGAGATACAAGGCATGTTGATTGCTGGAATCACACCAGATGTATGGTTGCCACACATAAAAGTAATGAAAGAAGTTGCTTGGTGGGTAGAACCAGAACACAGAATGAGTACTTTAGGCTATAAATTGCTTAAAAAGTACATAGATAGTGGTGAAAAAATGAAAGAACATGGCATAATTGACACTTTTACCTTAACAAACATGGAAATTTCACCAGATTTTGACCTAGAAAAACGTGGTTGGAACAAAATAGAAACAAATTATGTATATGAGGGTGTGTAAATGGCAGTTTTTAGTGCAATAGGGGCCGTAATTGCAAGTGCAATTGGTTTAGGTGGTACTTTTGTTACCATTGCAGGTATAGGACTTAGTTTTACAGGAACTTTGGTTGCTGGTGTTATTGCTGGTGGCTTAGGTATGGCCACAAGTAAGGCATTAGGACTTAACAAAGCACCAAATATTCAAAATCCAAAGGATCCAGGCACAAAAGTACAATTAGCACCCAGCACAGATAACAGAATTCCAGTATTTTATGGTAGAGTAAACACCGGTGCACTCATTGTGGATGCACAAATCAAGAATCAAAACAACACAATGGTATATTGTATGGTTATTGGTGAAAAAACTGATGCAGGTTCATATACCATAAACAAAATTAAACGTCAAGATGCCACACTTAACTTTACAGGTGGCTATGCAAGTGCAAGTTCACCAACAGTTATCAGTATCACAGACCCAAATGCCACATCAAGTAATAATGTAAATGGCAAAATGAGATGTAGAGTATTTGCCGGTAACGCTCAAAGTAGTGTGAACCAAATATTCCCTCCTTTAGGAACAAAAGTAGCGGCACAAAGTTTAATGACAACCATAGATGCAACAACCAACTATGAAGATTTAGTGTATGCTATATTTGAAGTTGACTATGATCCAGAAAACCAATTGACCAGTTTAGGTACACTGACATTTGATATTTCAAACAGTTTAAATGAACCCAGCAATGTGTTGTTAGACTATTTGAAAAATGATAGATATGGTGCAGGACTCAGCAGTGATGATTTAGTAACTGCAACTTTTGATGACTTGTATGATTATAGTACAGCACAAGTTGCCTACACATCAAATGCCAATGTGAGTTTAACACATGATAGATGGCAAATTGATGGTATGTTAAGCACATACAATGATGTAAAAACAAACATTGACATAATATGTCAATCAAGTGCAACATACTTTACATATGATAACAAAAATGGTAAGTTCAAAGTAGTACCAAACAGAGAGGCAACTACCACAGAAAAAACCAATGCATTTGTGTTTGATGATGACAACATATTTGGTGATATTGAAATAACATCAACAGAATTATATTCAATGTACAACAGCATTGAAGCAGAGTTTCCAGACGTAACAAAACAAGACCAAACTAACACAGTTATTGTGAGCACACCAAGTGGTGATAGAAACACCAATGAACCAGACAATCCACTCACAACTAGATTTGAATTGTGTAATGACAAAGCCAGAGTACACAATTTAGCAAACATTGATTTACGTCAAAGTAGATTGAGTACAGTATGCACATTTGATGCAACATATGAAGCAATACAAGTAGATGTAGGTGATGTTGTTAAACTCACAAGCAGTCTATATGGATTCAGTGAAAAACTATTCCGTTGTATGAGAGTCACAGAAAAAGAAAGAAATGATGGCATGTTGGTCACAAACATGGTGTTATTGGAATATGATGATTCAATATATACACATGTTGTAGAACAAGGAACAACCACACCAGGAATACCAGGAATACCAGGATGGTGGACAAATTGGGGTAACACAACCATTGATTGGCCAAACATTATAGCAAACATAAATGTTATTACTTCACCTACAGCAAATGCAAACGTGGTAGATTCAGGCACGGGTAACGTTATTGCTAACGTAGATTATGCAAACATAGATCTCAACTTGCCAGACTTCAGTATAGGTGGATTTACGCCAGGATTAAACTTTAATTTAGATTATGCAAATTTAATTGCTAATTCAAACATTGTGGGTGGTGCAGACACAGTTATAGTGAGTGTAAAAAATGATGACTTACCAAACAATTCACCAGTTACACATATCATAGAACCACCTGTAGATGCAGGCTTTGGTGGTTTGTTTAATCCAGAAGCATTCATTGACATAAACATTCCTTTACCAGACTTAGGTGTAGACACCAGTGCAAATGCTCCTATAAACAAAGGTTTTCCAACTACATCAAATGCGGCACCAAGTGGCAATGCAAATGTAAGCATACAGTTAAAGAATCAACAATTTGGCACAGCAACACCTTTCTACAATGTGCCTGTTTTTGGTTTTGCACCAGATGGTGGTATCAAAACAGAAGATATAAGAGATATGGGTACTGGTTTACAAGTAGAAGACAAACCAGCGGCAAATACCACAATGGCAAATAGTGATTTATTAGAAGCAACATCACCAGGTAGTAGCACATTAGGAGATGCTAACACCATAATTGGTACACCAGATATCATTGATTTAGGTGGTGTTGAAGCAGGTGATTATTTCTTTGACAGCACAATTAGTTTTGGTGGAACATTGCCACCTAGTGGTGCCAATGGTGCTTATGCATTACAAGTTACCACACTTTATCAAGAAAAATATGCCTCTAATTTGGCTAACGTAGGAACTAATACATGGATGGAGGGAGCAATATTAGAAGGCACACAATTTAGTGGTTCACAAGATTTAGCCACAGGTAGTAATTTAAAAAGCAGTGGTATTATAAATGTTGATCCATATGTTGCTGAACAACTAGCCGTAGCCGCAGGTGCAAACACAACAGATAGGGCATATGTGCCAGCATACTTAGAAATAACACAACTTGCAAACACCAATTTAGGAATAAGCAATGCATTTCCTAGATCAGGATTTAATAGAACTGTTGATGGTGGTAGAAACTTCAAAGGTGACAAATACATACAGGTGAAATAATGAGCAACGTACAAGATTACATATTATACAATCTAGACAATGGAAACATTATCAGAGTCAAACGCATGCCTGAACAAAATATATCTTCTTATGTGAGCAGATTGAGAAGATATGAAAATGTTGCATACATCACAGGCAGAGTTGCAAACGCATCAAATTGGTGTGTGAATGTGAGTGTTGATCCACATGTTGTAGAAAAGAAAACAGATTTACCCACACATGATCATTGGGCTAGTTTGAGAACCAAGAGAACAAATTTATTAAAACATTGTGACTGGACACAAGCACCAGACTCACCACTAAGTGACAGCAAAAAAGCAGAATGGCAAACATATAGACAAGCACTCAGAGATATAACAACTGGTCTCAGTGACCCAACAAGTGTTACATGGCCAACAGAGCCAAGTTAAGGATATATAGATATGGAATTTAGTTACAAAGGTATGATTTTAACAACAATGTATGATGCAGATGGCAATTACATAGGCAATCCAGCAAGAGTGCTTTTATGTAATGGTGAAGTAATCAATATAGATGATTATGCCTCAGAACATGGCTTTACATTGCCAGATTCATAATAAACAGATAAATAACAACAATAACAAAATGCTTATAACACCTCAGTGTTATAAGAATTTCCCTTAGGAGAGAATTATGGCCGGTAGAGTCCTTTCATTTAAAGATTACATTGGTGGCGCAGACAACGTTCAAGTTTTAGAAATGCTACCAAAACAACAAAAAACATATACATATGATTACGGTGCAGACGTAACAGGGTATACATTCACAGCAGATTATTCAGTGGTTGTGTTAGACGCAGTTTCTTATGATAGAGTAACAGGAGACGCAAATTTCACTGATACCACAGTAAAAGGATACTTAGGCAATAGTTCTTACACCATTGATGTTGGTACTTATGTAGACACAACAGATGAAGCATCAGGTATAATTAAATTCACAATACCAGATGATAGATATCTAGGTTGGATATATCCAGATGCTAGAACAAATGTTGTGATGACAATTTTAGAATTTGCATGGACTAATACTGACACTCCTCCACAAACAGATTCACATAGATGGGCAATTTTAGAAAGATATACTGCAGATGTGGTAGCAGGTGATCCTACTACAACTGGTGTAGGCGGCAATACAGTAACATTTACAGATATTACAGGAGCCTAATATGGCTAATGTATCAGTAACTTCTACTAAAAGTAACATAACTGTCAACACCACATCTAATGTTGTAACAGTTAGTTCAACTCCAGTAAACGTAACAGTCAGTGCAACCAGTTTAATTTCAAACGCATCAGTAAGAAACGCAATCAGTGTTGCCAACCTCACAGGTTATGGTAACTTATCATATGACAACAGTTTAACATCTAATGGTGTAATAAGTTACACAGGTGTAAGTAATTCAGATATAAACACTTACATTGTGGAAAACATTGACACTGATGATATAGATGAAGGCTCAGCAAATTTATACTATACAACTGATAGAGCAAATAGTGCCATAAGTGCATACACTGGTGGACTAGAAAATCTCACAGGCAACATCACAACAACAAGTGGTCATATTTCATCAGCAACTGGCAACATCACAACCGGCGGAAACATTGCCGCAGGTAACGTAAGTGCTACAAGAACTGTAGAAGCCAGTTTATTAAATGCCACAGGTGCTTTAGGCTTAACAGTCACAGGTAACGCAACAATTGGTGGCAACTTAGATGTTACCGGAAACATAAATTCAGAAACAGTGGTAGACTTGTTAGTAGAAGATAGAAATATCACACTACAATACAGCAACGTTGATACTGCCCCAACTTCTAACAGTCAAATCTTTATTGACAGAGGCACAGAAGCAAACACTTACCTCATATGGAGTGAAGCAGATGACAAATGGGGATTCAGCAATGATGGTACAAACGTAACATTTTTAGCAGAAACATCAGATGATTTAACAGAAGGCACAACTAATTTATACTACAGTAACGCAAAAGTAACAGATCATTTACTAAGTTTTGATAATAATATACTACCAGATACTGATCTAGCATACAGTTTAGGTAATGGTCCATACAGATGGAGTAACATACATGTTGCTAATGCAGTAGTAAAAAGCATATGGGGTGAACCATTCCCAGGTGATGATACTATTAGACTCAGAGACCAGGCTATATTTTATGGTGCGGCACTTCCAGAAGGCAATGCCAGTACTGGACAAAGTCTAGGTTCAAACACAGCAGTTTGGGGACAGTTCTACAGTAATACTATACAAACAACAGGTATTGTCAGTGATGGCACAAGATTAAAACACTCTAATGCTACTCCTATATTGCAAATAGGTAGCAATTCTCTTTCTCAAAATGAAGATACCAGTTTAAGTATATTGGGTAATGTATTATATCTCAATGATAGCAATATAAACACTAACAGCAGTATTGTGTTCAGTAACGTTGGTGTTGCAATGGGCACAAGTGCAACTGATAACACATTCAGAATCAGCACATGGACTGATAGTACAGGTATTATTGATAGTGTTTCACCTAATTTTGAAATAGATTTTGACAATGATCAAACAACTTTAACAGATCAAAGCATAGAATTACGTGGTAACGTTCAAATGGGTTCAGGTGGTTACACCATTAGTGGTGGAGCCTCAGGTATATTTGGATCAGGTAACATTGAATGGGGTAGTGGTAACATAAACGCGGCTTACTTCCATGGTGATGGTTCAAACATCACAGGTATTGCAGGTGACATAGAAGGTGTCACAGCAGGATCAGGTTTAACTGGTGGTGGCACAACAGGCACAGTAACATTAGATGTAGGTGCTGGAACAGGTATCACAGTAAACGCTGACAATGTAGCAGTTGACATGACTGCATTCACAACAGATAATTTAACAGAAGGTTCTACAAATTTATATCTAAATGGTAGTGGTGATAGTGATGATTTAACAGAAGGTGCAACTAACTTATTTTACACTGATGCACGTTTTGATACACGTTTTTCACAAAAAACAACAACAGATTTAGCAGAAGGCACTAACTTATACTACACTGAAGACCGTGTGAGAAACAACATGGCTAACACTCTTGTTGGTGGTGCAAATATCACTGTTACTCCGGATTTAGCAAACAACATAATCACTATTGATGGTGATTTAACTGGTGATATTGAAGGTGTCACAGCAGGTGATGGTTTAACTGGAGGCGGCACAGCAGGAGATGTTACATTAGATGTAGGTGCTGGATATGGTATAACAGCAAACCCAGACAATGTTGCTTTTGCTAACAGTGTGTTAAGCACACTGACCACAAATGTCACAACAACTGCCAATGTACAAGGATCAACCTTTGTTGGTAACGTTAGCGGAACAACTGCTGACTTCACAGGCAATATCACAGCAGGCAACATTGTTTCAAACAGTGTAATTGACACCACAGCAGATATCACAACAACTGGTAACATAACAGGTGGTTATATCATAGCAGGTAATGATGCTGGTGAAGATGGCATATTTATAGGTGACATAAATGGTGCTATACAACAAGAAGTCAGAAATGAATCAGGCGTAACCATAGACAGAGGTAAAGCAGTTTATCTCACAGGTGATGTAACAGGTGATACACCACATGTAGCATTAGCAAATGCTGAAATGCCGCACACATGCCAGCAATTGGTATTGTTAAAAATCAAATAGCAAATGCCAGTGTAGGTGAAATTGTAACTGGTGGTCAATTAAACATAGGCACACATAGTTTCACAATAGGCAGTCAACTGTTTATAAATGGTGATGGTGATTTAACAGAAACAATTCCACTAGGTGAAGGCAATTTAGTTCAAAAGATAGGTAAAGTAGTAACA